CAGGGGCTGTCGGGGGCGCCGTGTCCGCTGTCACAGGCGGTGTCACGGGTGTCATCTCCCGATTTGCCGGTGAGTCGTTGAGTACAGCGCTCACTTCTATCACTGAGTGGTACCGCAACCGAGAGCTTGTTAGCAAGTATGGACCTATCGCTGGCGCCATTATTGGCGCAGTGACTATCCTGAATTTCAACCAGGTGGTGCAGATTGTGAAAGTCGCATCAAAGCTATTGAAGAACTTCCGACCCAGTGCGCCTGCGCTTGGATCCCAGCCTTTGGTGGTTAATTCCACAAAGTTTCAAGTTGAGGAGAAACCGCAGTGGCTCAACACTAGGCAGAAGCTGATGTTGGCGGCCATTCTGTCGCTTTACGTGTCTAAGGTCAGAACTTACACGTTGCCTCTGGTGGGGTACAAGACGCCAGAGTGCCGCCCTCGCCGGTGGGGACTGTTGATTTTGGCAGCCCTATTGGCGGAGAGGTTGGGGTGGACCTGGATCCGAAACAGGTTGTCGCCCATTGGTGCCCAGATCACTACCCCGTTTGTGAATGGCACCCTTGCCGCTGGCTCTTTGAGCTCGAGCCAGATGCGCCAAGTCTTTGTCAACACGCCAGTTGTGCAGAGCCAGAATATTCCCACTGACCACACTCATGGGAAGTCTGCCAATCACCGGAATGCAGGCAGTGCCACTGCCGCTCTGGTTGCCAATTCCCTTGGCCTTGAGCCCTACTACGTGCAGATGTCCCTTTCGGATGTGCGTAAGGGTCGTGATGGGGATCGCTCGTTTCATTGGGCGAAAGATCTAGCTGTGCCTCCAGTGGATTTTCATTACGACTGCACCGAGCAAGCAGCGGTGCTGGTTGATGTGGATCATTACATCAACATGCCGGAATTGATGGCTAAACACCCGGGAACATTCTTGGTGTCCACGTTCCAGCCTACCGCCAGTGCGTGTGGCGAAGGAGAGTTTAAGTTTCGCTTCCTACCCAACGGAAAAGTGTCCTACTGTGTGAATGGAGGCGCTGAGTACGATCATGAGGTGTGGGATTACAAAGGAGACACTCTCATTGTGGAAGACGTCGGCTACTTTAGGAAGACTGTTGTGTCCTATCATGTGGACCGCAAGTATGTCGGACCTCACCACTCCCTCGTGATGCTCTTTCAAATCGGGCGTTTCGAGATGCCGGCCATTTTGCCAACGTCCTGGGTGATTGAGGGACGTGCACTTAGCCGATTGAGACCCGTGTTTGGAGAGTACGTTGTGCTTGACGTGATGACTCCCGACGGGCTCACCCGCAGTGTTTCGGTCCAAGGAGGGCACACTGCGGTCACTTTGCCAATTGCGTTGATTGATGCGGTTCGAGCGGTGCAAACTGCTGCGAAGGTGCCAATTACACCGGCGATGGTTGCTTCAAACATCGCCCCTTCCGACGCATCTGGACTGCCCACTGAGCGCATGGCGCCTGGAGCAGCTGCCCTACTCGCTGGATACTTGCGGGCTGGGTTTGTGGATACACCTCCTATTGTGTACCCACCGACAGAGTCGATGCTTCCGATATGGTTTGCAAAGCATGACTATGACGCGCCCGTTCCGTTGAAGGGATTTGGGAGCCCGTTGATTGGCCCCTCCTACGGCTACAGCCAGAGCTTGTCTTCCGACGACCGCTGTATTGCCGGACGCGTTGAGCAGTTCCATTCCAGTGAACCGGAAGTGGAGCAGCCTGTCCCCCCCACCTTGGCCGGTTACATGGTCGAGTTCGCTGAGTTCCTCATTCCGGACCGCGATATGCATAGTGGGGTGCCTGTTGATCATGATGAAGTGCATGACCGACAGGACCGTCCTTCCCAAAGGGCGATCCTTGATGAAGCTGGTGTTACTGGGCCGGCTGTCAAGAAGGTTGTGAAGGCATTCGTAAAGAAAGAGACTGCTGTTAAGCCCAGCGATCCTCGCAACATCTCCCAAATGCCTGAGAAGCTACGGTACTCATTGTACATGTATGCGTTCCATGATCAGGTCATGACCAAACAGGACTGGTATGCCTTTGGTAAGACCCCAGCTGAGTGTGCCCAGAGGGTTTGTGACGTTTTGGAAAACGCAGCCCACTCAGCCCTTGCGGACGGATCTCGCTTTGATGGACATGTCAAGCGCCGTGCTCGCATTCTTGAGCGCATCATTATGCTCCGCTTCTTTCGTCGAGAGTTCCACTCCGAAGTGAATGAGCTGATGGATGCCCAAATAGCCCTTCCTGGTGTGACAACCGAGGGGCGCCGCTACTTTTCAGGCTATGGCCGAGGGAGCGGTTCGCTCGAGACTTCTGACTTCAACTCTGTACTGAGCTGTTTCATTGGATACGTAGGTTGGCGTGAGACCACGATCAATGGAGTGAGGTGCACCCCTTTGCAAGCTTGGCAGCGCAAGGGCATCTATGGAGGAGATGATAGCCTGGAAGGCGCCATTGACCCGCGAGCACTGAAGAAGGCAGCGGAGATGATGGGCCAGGACTATGAGATTGAAGTCGTACACAGAGGTGAGATTGGCGTGAACTTCCTGAACCGCCAGTTCGGCCCTGATGTCTGGACAGGAGACCAAAACTCTTGTGCCAACCCATCCAGATTGCTGGCAAAGCTCTGGGTGGGGCCAGCGGTGCTTCCGCACCCGCTGGTCCGCTTTGCAGAGCGCATTTCGGGATATTACCGAATGGACCGAAACTCACCTGTTATCGGCGCGATCTGCCGCGTTGCCCATGAGCTACTTGGGGAGCACATGGATGGAGTGTTGATGCCTTGGGATGGCAAGCACTCTTTGGAGTCGAACTGGCCGAATGAGGATTCCGGTTGGATGGGCGAAGTGTTTCGAGCTTCAGTCCCTGACTTCCATTGGGAACGCTTTGAGACTTGGATTGAACAGATCTGGGAGACTCGCGACCCGCAGCTGCTTCTTCAAGCACCGCTGTGCACCGCTGCCAACGTTGAGACCCCCGTTGTTAAGCAGCCGTGCGTTGTTGGCGACATATTGTTGCTTCCCGCGCCAAAGCCCGTTGCGGATGCCCTACCACCCAAGGATAAGGAGGAACTTGATGGAACCCGACCAGTCGTTGATGCAGCACCACCTGCTTGTGGAGTGTGGAAGTTAGCCGAGGCTGAGTTAGATGAGGTGTTTGATTTCTCACCTGAAGAGCG